CAATATTATTAGCAACGGCCATACAACTACCAATAGTAGCCGTAATCGGTAACAAGATCTTAAAATGTATGAGATCACACCGAGACCCTATCGACGAACATTACATTGAAATCGCGCAAAGCGAGGAAGATGATTGCCCAGAGGCACAACCCCCTTCCAAGGTTGATGACCAAGAGGCAAAGCCGAAAGGTGAGGAGAGCCAAATTCAAATGAAGCTCACCTTACCTGACGGTACAATCCGCTCATTAGGAGCTAAGCCACAAGAAGTGGAAGCTCCGCCCAGTGGCCCTGAGGAACACTGGACCAAGAATCCTACGGAGGAACAGATTCCAAGATTAGCAGGTATATACGCGCAGCTCGCACGTAACCGCTTCTACTTGAAGAACAGATCTGAGTCAAACGTAATAATGGTCCGGGAGTTTATCATGAGGGAAATGATGGAGAACAACGTGCGCAGAAAAGACATGTATAAGGTTCTACCGTATGCAGTGAAGCTGGCATTCGTGCCAGGCAAACACGAGGTTTCAGCAAGGCAAATGACCTTGACAAACACATACCAAGAACTAGATTACATCAATGGTGCACGATTGTGGTATCGCACACGGCCAACTTTCACAAATTGGTTTGGAAAGTTGGTGATGGAACCTGAGGAGACTCGTCTCTGAAGGGGCCTGTGTGTAGAACCCGGCCGGGAGGTATCCACTGTACCCCCTTACGAGGCCGTTCTGCGGGTGCGATACACATCTGGAAAGCCCAAATTGAAACGCATTAGTGTACTTGTTGGTTTCTCACCCAACAAAGAGTACGGCGTTTTCAATGCCACAATTCGGACAGCGTTAAAATCTGTTTATGAGAGAATGTTGTTTGTAAAGAAAGGCAACGCATTCGTGAAGCCACCTGAGCCAAAACATGATAGCATATACGATGATAGGTTAGACCTAGTCATGCGTCATTTCAGGTGTGTCAAGCCAGTCGCCCCATTAACTGAGGATGCATTCCTCAGGACCTATGAGGGCCGCAAGCTACGGATGTACACAAGAGCCTGCCAATCTTTACGGGTGAAACCATTCAAAAGATCCGATTCATACATCAAATGGTTTTCCAAAGTGGAGAAACAATTATTCTCAAATAAAGAGCCGGTACCTAGAGGCATCAGTCCAAGATCCACTAGGTTCCACGTATGTCACGGCCCGTATATAAAGCGGGTGGAGAAAGAAATTTATAAGGAGTTGGGAAGGATCGCTGGTCACACTGTTATATTCAAGGGATTAAACGCTAGGAATAGAGCAGCGATCCTCCGTAGCCACTGGATGTGTTTCCAGACTCCGGTGGCAATTGGACTAGACGCAAGTAGGTTCGATCAGCATGTTTCACTACAGGCTTTATTATGGTCGCACAAAGTGTATAAATGTTATTATCCTAGGGATAAAAGGTTTAACAAGTTGTGCAGCCATCAGTTAGTGAATAAATGTTACGTAAATCTACCTGATGGAGAGTTCAAATTCCAGGTCAAAGGCAAGCGAATGAGCGGTGACATGGATACGGGACTAGGAAATTGTTTGATAGCGACAGCGTTAACAATCTCATACTGCAACAGCAAAGGCATAGATTTCCGCCTAGCTGATGACGGTGACGACATTGTATTAATCATAGAGCGTAGAGACTTGAAGAAAATAAATGATCTCGAGGACTGGTACCTAGAAATGGGTTTCAGTATGAAAAGAGAGGCGGCGGTGGCAGTGTTTGAGCAGATCGAATTCTGCCAATCCAGGCCAGTGTGGACCCCGGAAGGGTACATAATGGTCAGGAACCCGCATGCTGCATTGGCTAAAGACTGCATTTCCACCACGCCGTTCCAATCGGGACGGCACGCACGAAGGTGGATGAAAGCAGTTGGTCAGTGTGGGTTGTCACTTACGGGTGGCATACCTATATTTCAAGATTTTTATAGCAGATTAATTACATTAGCCGGAGATGTTAAAGCTTTGGTTACCGAAAAGGGTAGGAGAAGCGGTATGGAGCGATTGGCGATCGGTATGAATCGCCAATATGCACCTGTGCACCCATCCACCCGAGTGTCTTACTGGAGGGCATTCAATATAGAACCAGACAAACAACTAGTTATGGAGCACGAGTACAGAACGAGGATGTTCAACATAGAAAGTGACACCAACCATAAGATCCGAGACTTCCCCCTATAGGGGTAGTCGAGAGCAACAAGGCAAGCATCGAGGAGATATCCGCGCCATCGAAAGACAGCCTAGGGGAATTCACGGTCCCCCTCTTAGTGAGTGGCACCAGGCCATTTTAAACGTAATGGGCACGAGCGAGCATCGAGCTGGTGCAAGACGGAATGGGGTCCTGATATATAACTGCCCAAAACTCCCAGAGTGCTAACCAGAATGCCAAGAGACTGCACGGCGCGCCTCTAATCCGCCCATTAGAAACCGATTGGCTAGATTGGCCAAAAATATACACGCACAAAATATCAAAATTATAAAATAACGTGAGAAAACTATAGAAAATACCCAATCAAACCAAGTCGGGAGGATTAAAGGGATATACAGGATGAACAGTCCCCGGAGCATAGGGTATCCCATACTATGCAAAAGAAGAAACAAGTGGTTTTGGCTAAACCAAAGAAAAATAATAGCCAAGTTAAACAAAAGAAAGACAAACCATTCTCCAAAGCTGGAGCAATTGCGGGCGAGTACCTTAACTCAATGTTCCATGTCCCTCACGCAAAAGCAATTGGAAAATGGCTTGGGTCTGGCATCGGACAGATCTTCGGTAGTGGAGATTATTCCATTGTTGGCCCTGCACCTGAAAGTAATGTCTTATTCAATTCTAGAGAAGTGCCGAAATTTTCCACGACACGCGCGACGAATATTGTCTGCCATAGGGAATACATTCGCGACTTCACTGGGGTCAATTCGTTCACGAATACTACGTACCGTCTTAACCCCGGTTCCAGCGAAACTTTCCCATGGCTATCTTCGATCGCTGAAAATTATCAGCAGTATAAGTTCCATGGTCTCATTTTTGAATTTAAGCCCCTCATTACAGACTATATCACTGGTGGTGCACCTGGTGTTGTTATTATGGCTACTAATTATAACGCTAGCGACCCTCCTTACGAGACAAAACAAGAGATGGAGAACTCCGAATTCGCAGTCTCCGTCAAACCAACTAATAATCTCGTCCATGGTGTAGAGTGTGCAGTGGAGCAAACAAGTACTCCCATAAAGTACGTAAAGTCTAGTCCTTCCGACCCAGGAGACGCGAGACTGTACGATATGGGACTATTTCAATTCGCCAACCAAGGTAGCCCGACACAGCTCTTGGGTGAACTTTGGGTGTCGTATTGTGTGGAGTTCTTTAAACCTCAACAACCCGCCACCCCCGGCGGATCCATTTTCAGTGGCATCTGTTACCGCACGAACCAGGGTAACACCAACCCGTTGGGTACCAATAGTGACCGATCACTCGGCAATATTGGCCTAACTGCCACCAACACTGACATCACATTTGACGGAGTCCCATCAGCATACTATTTGATAGATATTGAGTTCCAAGGCTCAGCAAATGCGGCGTCCCAAGCAACACAGATCTCACCAGGCAACTTACTCGAATTTGTCCCCAAATTCGCAGCAAATAATCCAATCAATAACTACACTAACACCTCTGCCACTTTCACTACAGTGGCAAGTACAGTTACAGTCTCACACATCATCGCTTACGCTAAATGCAAGGCAGCAGTGCCATCTCGCGTAGGCATCAACTACGGCACAAACGGTCTAGAACCATTCAACGGTGCCGTAACCATTTCCGTTACCCAAGTCGATGACTCATTATTTGTGTAAGTTCTTTTGTCTACCGGCGACGTTAAACTAACCGCGGTCCTAGGATGATCGTAATCAATCTCACCTGCACGTAGGCATAGTATCTTATTAATTTAACGTACTACCAGTAGTCACAACACTGCGACGCCGAGTGAGGCCCGACTAAGGCGGGCGATAGTAAATACCGAACAAAGGCTGGCTGTCAGTAATTTGATGTCCAGTAACGGTCGTTGGATGACCTAAAAGGATCCAGTTAGAGTCACCAACATGACTATAAACCGTTGGCAAGCCCAAAAAACCAAGCGGTGGGCGGGAATTGGACAGCTGGCACATAGCAAATCCTTCGGGTGGGCGCTATGGAAGAAACGACTGAGACCCAG